AAATGCGCAACTCAAGTAGGAAAAGTAAGAGCACAACAGATTGTGAGCAGAGAGAACTTTACTCTGCCAACTTTGAAGAGAATCTACAGCTACCTAAGCAGGGCAGAAGAGTATTACGACCCATCAAAGCCAGAGGCTTGCGGTACGATTAGCTATTTACTATGGGGTGGCAAGACAATGAAGTCTTGGGTTGAGTCAAAGCTTAGAGGTTTAGACGAGATAGAATAATATGGCAAAGAAGCAATCAATCGCTGTGGTTTATATCAAGCCAGCAGTAAGCAGACCTGATGTCCATGCTAAAAGCAAGACATCTTCTCTTAAGACAAGTAAGAACTACAAGAAGAAATATAAAGGTCAAGGTAGATGATAAAGAATACGTCTTATAAGGTTCAGGTTGATGTTGATGACGATGCAACCAGAAACTTCTATCAAATAGAGGAAGGTGCTTACGTTACCACTGAGTCTGGTGTATGGACTGTATTTAATGGTGCGTGGAGAAAGATATATCCACAAGCTGGAGAAGGCACTATGATAGGCTGGGTAAGATACGATGACACAGAATACACTTCGTTAAATAAACTTAATATAACCAATGGTGTAGAAGTACACTTACCTAACAATGGAGGACTTATCACAAAGTCTCACGATGTTAGCTACTATAACATAGAAACAGAAAGGTTATTTGGAGATTCCGCAAACGATGTTTATACACTTACGGTTGTCTTTAAGGCTACTTCTCCACAAGCACTAAACACGCACTTGGATTTCACTGTGACTGGTATTATAGGATACGATAGGATAAACAAGTCGTTAAACTTCTCTAAGGGAAACAACGAGGAGCAGAACTTTCACGAAGTCTATCAATACTATGTTAATCAAGATTTCATCACTAATGGTGCTGAGTTAAGAATAATGAGTAGCGGTGGAGACGCTTCTATTTGGGATGTTATCTACTTCATTCAAAAAACACAAAGCTATGCGTAAGAATAATCAACAAAAAGATGTTCGCTCAACTACTAGTCCTAGAGAGAACAGAAAGGCTTGTTTATGTGACAATGGGACCTACAGCAGAAAGTGCTGCAAGGGCAAAATCATAAATCAAGGCATAGGTAGTATATAATAAAAATGCAACACGCATTGTAATCAATAGTTAACTTAATATAAATTAAAATTATGAAAGCGATTGAAATTGTAGAGAAACTGAAATCAGTTTTGCTTTCTGCTGAAGAGCCACAAGAAGTAATCGTTGCTGAAGAGCAAATTGAGCTAGCAGAAGAGAAAGTAGAAGAGATGGAAGTTAATGATCCCGAAGCGGTGGAAGCACCTGCTGAAGAGCCTATGGATGACGACAAGTATGCTACTAAAGAAGAGCTGATTACTGCTGTTGCAGAGATGAAAGCTATGTATGATGCTATCGTAGAGAAAATGGGTTCTGAAGAGATGGAAGTTGAGGTTCCAACTGAAGAATTGGCTAAAGAAGAACTTTCTTCACAAGAAGATGGTGCTGCACCAATTACTCACTCTCCAGAGGCTGTAGAAACTGCACCTCAGAATTTCTTGAACCTAAACAAGCCAAGAAATACTCAAAGTATTGTTTACGAAAAAATGTTTAACTAAGAATAATAAATAAATAATTAAAAATGGCAACTACTACTAGTATCACCACAACTTATGCAGGCGAGTTTGCAAATAAATACATCGCTGCTGCATTACTTTCAGGGAAAACCTTGAATGATCAGGCTATTAGCCTAAGAACTAACATCAAGTATCAAGAGAAAATCAAGAAATTAGCTGTTTCTGACATCATCAAAAACGCATCTTGTGACTTTACTGATACTGGATCTGTTACTTTGACTGAGAGAGTTCTTTCTCCAGAAGAGTTCCAAATTAACATTGAATTGTGTAAGAAAGATTTTCGTAGCGACTGGGAAGCTCAATCTATGGGTATCTCTGTTCACGATAGCTTACCTAAATCTTTTGCTGACTACTTCGTTGCTTATGTAGCTGCTGGTGTTGCTCAAAAAACTGAGCAAAACATCTGGGGTGGTGTAAACGGAAATGTTGGTGAGTTTGACGGGTTCACAGTTCTTATGGCTGCTGATGCTGACGTTATTGACGCTGCTAACGGATCTGAGACTGCATTCTCTTCTACTAACATCCAAACTCTATTTGGAAACGTACTTAGCGATGTTCCATCTGCTGTTTACGGTGCTGAGGACTTGACCTTGTATGTACCAACTGTAGCTTACCAACAATACATCCGCTCTTTGAATGGATTTGGTGCTTCTGGATTAGGTGCTGCTGGTATCAACGCTCAAGGTTCTATGTGGTATAACAACGGAAACGCTCTTTCTTTTGAAGGTGTTAAAGTTCAACTTGCCCCAGGTATGCCTGCTGACCACATCGTAGCTGCTCAAGCTTCTAACTTGTACTTCGGTACTGGATTGTTGCAAGACCACGTAGAAGTGAAAGTTATTGATATGGCTGACATTGACGGATCTCAAAATGTTCGCATCGTTATGCGCTTTACCGCTGGTGTAAACTACGGAATCGGATCTGAAGTTGTATTGCTAACACTAGCTTAATAAATTTATTGTCTAACGAGAACGGGTAGGTGAGCCTTGAGCCTGCCTACCCTTTTTCAAATAAAAACACATATATCATGAGTTGCGATTTTATTTCTAATGGAAGATTACTTCCTTGCAAGGATCAGGTTGGTGGATTAAAGAATGTTTATTTCATGGCTTATGGAGTGGACAGCACTTTGATTACATCCGCTGGTTCTGAAGATACGGTAGCTGCTGCTGACTTTGCTGCTTCAACAGCATACAAGTTTGCTATCAAAGGGAACTCTTCATTGACCCAAACCATTCAATCATCTAGAGAGAATGGAACAACTGTTTTCCAACAGGTATTGGAACTAACACTTCCTTCATTGTCAAAAGAGGATAACTATCAAATCAAACTTCTTTCTTTTGGACGCCCTCACGTTGTAGTTGAAGATTACAATGGAAACTTCTGGTTGGTAGGTAGAGAGCATGGTGCTGATGTTACTGGTGGAACTATCGTTACTGGAGCTGCTATGGGTGATCTATCTGGATATACTCTAAGCTTCACAGCTATGGAGAGAACTCCAGCTAACTTGGTGTCAGGTAGCTTTATCGGAGGTACTGCTGGTACAGACGGTCCTACTATTGATGATGGAGCAGCTTAACTAATTTGATTTAGTTTAAGATTGAAAGGCGGCCCTAGTGGCTGCCTTTTTGCTTTATAATAAAAACAAAATACATTACTTTAAGTTACCTTATTGTGATTAGACTTAGACCAATAACGACAGAACAGACGTTTAGTATTATACCGTCATCTTTTGCTGCTTCAGATTTGAATGCGGCAACACTATCTTTGACAGAGAATGGTACAAATGTCTCAGAGGCTGATGTTGCCTTTACTTGGCAGGCATCAAGCAACGCTAACTTTGTAGAGTTAAGCGTTACTCCAACTATTACACTAAGCGAGGGGCAAATATATACTCTTGAATTGAATACAACCACTAAGGCATTGTATAGAGATTTGGTTTATATTACAGCCTCAACTAGCAAAGTACAAGTATTCTCTGCACCTAATGACTATGTTCAATACAATGGCGGAGATGACGAATATATAGTATTGTGATATGACAAAAAATAGATTAAAATTAGTAAACGCCACTCAGCCGCAGAAAAAGTATGTGGACAGCATTAGAGCAGTAAATCTAAGTGGTTATCAGTCTCCAGATGTTGTTGAAGACGATAGAAAAGACTGGGTCTTATACAAGACTGGTGATGATGGTCAAGATTACTTTGAATCTTTGATTGAGAAGTATCTAGGTAGCCCCACAAATGCTTGCTGCATCAATGGTATTACTGAGATGATCTATGGTCGTGGATTAGATGCACTTGACAGCTCTGAGAAGCCAGAAATGTATGCTAAGATGAAGCTTTTGTTAAAGTCATCTTGTATGCGTAAGCTTGTAAATGACTACAAGTTGCTGGGTCAAGGTGCTGTTCAATTAATCTATAACAAAAACAAGACCGCTATCACTAAGGTTCTTCATTTCCCAATGGAAACATTGAGAGCAGAGAAGGCTAAGGATGGTAAGATTATGGCTTACTACTATCACCCTAAATGGGCTGAGTTTAAGACATCTGACAAGCCTAAGAGAATACCTACTTTTGGTAACGGAGGTAAATCAGATGCTGTTGAGCTATATATATTCAAACCTTACAAGTCAGGATTCTACTACTATGCCCCAGTTGACTACAATGGGTGCTTGCAGTATGCTGAGTTGGAAGAAGAGGTAGCAAACTACCACATAAACAACATACAGATGGGCCTTCAGCCATCTTTATTGGTGAATTTCAACAATGGAATCCCAAATGAAGAGACTCAAGAGCTTATTGAGCGTAAAATATACGATAAGTTCAGCGGATCTTCTAATGCTGGTAAATTTGTACTTACGTTTAACGATAGTATTGAGGACCAAACTACTATAACACCTATTCACCTGCCTGATGCACACGCTCAGTATCAGTTCTTGGCTGATGAGTCAAGAGAAAAGATTATGTTGGGCCACAGAATCGTGTCGCCTATTCTTTTAGGGATAAAAGACAATACTGGCTTTGGAAACAACGCTGAAGAGCTAAGAACTGCGTCTATTATCATGGACAATATGGTAATTAGACCATTTCAGCAACAAATCATTGACGGGTTAAATGAAATCTTGGCATTTAACAAGATCTTCTTAAACCTTTACTTTATCACTCTTCAACCGATTGAGTTTACTGAACTTGATAACATCTCTACTAAGATTAAGAGAGAAGAAGAGACTGGTGAGAAGCTTTCTAAGCAAGAAGAGTTGTCTGACTTATCTGATGACGACTTTGAGGACCTATTTGAGCAATTAGAGGACTTTGGAGAGGTTATCTCTGACGAGTGGGAGTTGGTATCATCTGAGAAGGTAGAACTAGCTGACGTGTCAGATAAAAGCGCAAACCCAGACAAGGCTTCTGGACAAGACAATAGAGGCTACAAAGTCAGATATGCGTACATGCCAATGAGAAAGTCTGATGATAGCAGAGTATTCTGTCAGAAGATGGAGCTATTGACTGATAAAGACTTAGTATTCAGGCTAGAGGACATCAATATGATGTCTTTCAGAGGCGTGAACAAAGAATTAGGTCACAATAAGCAGAATTATAGCTTATTTAAGTTTAAAGGCGGCAAAAACTGCCATCACTATTGGGAGAAGAGAGTTTACAAGAAGAAAGCAAGAGTAAGTGAAGATGAGGCTTTAGCTGATGGATATGTAGCTCCAAATAACCCAACTGAAGTTCCAATCGCACCAAAGGACATGCCAAATAGAGGTGCTTACCCATCAAATAAATAGTTATGGCAAACAAGGCATTATTTCTAAAAGTATCTGAGATTAAAAAGAAGTCTATTATCAGCGGTAATTTAGACCCTGATAAGATAATACAGTATATTGAGGTTGCTCAGGACACTCACATTCAAAACTATTTAGGCGGTAAGCTGTACAAGAAGATTATGGAGCTTATAGTTGACAATGAGATTGACGATGCTGGAAACTCAAACTATAAAAACTTGCTAGACTCTTTTATAAAACCTATGTTAATATGGTACGCTCAGGCTAACTACATACCATTTGCTGCATTTCAGATCAGCAATGGTGGTGTTTACAAGCACAGAAGCGAGAACAGTGACGTAGTGAATATGGAAGAGATAAATATGCTTTCTAAGAGAGCATTAGAGACTGCTGAGTTCTACGCTAGACGTTTTATGGATTATATGGACCACAATAGCACGTTGTTCCCTGAGTACACCAGCAACGCTAATGAAGACATGAATCCAGACAGAGATGTAAATTTTGGTGGAATATACCTTGGATAAAAAGAGAGGTAAATACAAACCAAAAGAAGAAAATGTTAGAAAGCTTATGGCTTTTCTAGAAAAAGAGAACACTCAAAATTTAAGCGTAAATGGCAATAGACGTATCAAGAATCCAAAACAATAGTAAGTTTGACCCAGTTAGAGAGGCATTAATTGACTTAGAGGCTCAAATTGCTGATACTGGATCATCAATAGGTAATGGGACGATAACTATATCCACTAGCGGTAACTTAACTGGTAGTGGTTCTTTTACTTTAAACCAAGCTGGTAATGGAATAATTACTATTGGTATTGATGATAGTGATTATCTTAAATTATCTGGCGGAACATTAACTGGAGATCTAAACGGGACCAACTTAACTCTTACTGGATATTTAAGGGGGCCTTCTACTTTGATTATTGACCCAGCCGCTCATAATCTTGAAACTGGACTTGTTCAGATACTAGGAGACTTAAGGGTTGATGGAACGACAACTATTATCAATTCTACCACAATAAACGTAAGTGATAAGAACATTACTATCGCTAAAGACGCACTTACTGCTGGAGATGCAAATGGTGCTGGTATCACTATTGCAGGTGCTAACGCAACGCTTACTTACGCATCTGTTACAGATGATTTTACTTTTAACAAATCTATAAATGCAGTAGGGGGTACATTTAGCGGAAATGTTACTGGATCAAACTTAGCCATTTCTAACTGGAACGAGGCTTACGGATGGGGCGATCATGCTAACTTATATTTACCTCTTACTGGAGGCACATTAACTGGCGATTTATATATTGAGAATGCAGAACCAAAAATTAGGTTAAAAGAAAATGATACTTCCAATTTAGATAAAGAAATTTCACTTATTGGCGGTGCTATTTATATAAAGAACCTAAACGATGACAATACTGCCACAAACAATATGATTGTCATTGATAACAGCGGAAACTTCACAGCGAGTGGAACACTTACTGCTGTTGGGTACAACAAAACAAACTGGGATACTGCGTACAACGATAAAATTAACAGCGGTTATTTTGATTCAAATACTGGTGATTTAGTTTTAACGCAACAAGACGATAGCACGCTTGAAATAAATTTTGATGACCGATATGTAATTGCAAACACAGCAAACTTTAAAACAAACACTTACAGCGTAGATAGTGGTCTTGGGACACAAAGGTATAAGTTGATGACTGGTAGCCAAACTGACCAGTTTTTTCATATTACAATAAATAGGGCTTACGACTATGGTAACAACGACCAAACAAAACAACAGATAATTTATCAGCGCAGACAAACTGGCAAGAATTTAAGATGGCGATTAGATGGTGATATAACTGCATCACAACAAGTTTTTATTGAAATATACGCAAGGGCAAACGGAGAAGATGATGTTTGGCTTGTATGTACCGACTATGCCTTGCCACAAGTATATGTTGAATACGATGGTTTTTCTTGGTATGGTTTAACCACAGCAGACACGCCAACTGGAACGCTAATAAAAACAACTGAATTAACTGAGTCAAACAAACCTAACTGGGATGAACAAGTTGGCCTTGTAAAAACAACTGAACTTTATAGCGATACCACATATTTAAGGGGATCAGCTTTTGTGCTTGCGCCAAATGGTTCAAGCTACGATACGCTTGTTTATAGAGATGGAACAAACCCACACGTTTTGTATGCTGGTGGTGGTACTTCTACGCAATGGAACACAGCGTATAGTTGGGGCGACCACGATGGGTTGTATGCACCAATTTCACACACACACCCTTATTTGCCTTTGGCTGGTGGAACCCTTACTGGCAATTTAAATGTTGTCACTTCAAATGTTGGCACAACAACTCTATATAGTTTAGCTTCAATTGAAGGTGTTGATGCACATTTGGATTTAATTTCAAGTGCGGATGGTTCTTGGGGGTCTGCTATTAATTTTGTTGAAGGAACTAATGCAACAACAAACGCAAACATTTGGAGTATTGCAAGGCAAACAACTGGTGGTGATGGTAGTTTGAATTTTAATTATGGAACATTAAACAATCACAATGTTGCTGGT